GTATTATATGCAGGATGTGATCAAAAACATTGGAGACCTGGAGTATATAAAGGAGAAGGTATGGCTCAAGTATTTTTTCATTATGTAGATCAAAACGGACCTAACAAAAATCATGCTTATGATGTATTAAATAAAAATGATTAGTATATTAAATAAAAAAAATAAAGTAGAGCAAAATAGATATAGTTTAATTTTTAATATACAACAAATAGAAAATAGATTTAATTTTGATAAAAAATGGAAGAAACTAAATGTTAAATAAAGAAGAAACTGAATTTGATGTAAGAATAAAAGATAATTTCTTTTCTAAAGAAGATTTTAATCATATTAAAAATGTCGCAAGAAATATAAATTTTGGCAGTTTAAATATCAATTACTCAGGGACAAAAAATCATGTATTTTTTACAACAGATGCTCCAAAAGAAATTTGTGATATTGTATATAAAAGAGTTTCTGATTTTTTTAAAATAAAAATTTTAAAACTAACTTTATGTCAATATTCTTTAGTGGCAAAATCAGATAAGGTTCAAGTTCATAAAGATTTTTCAGACACTACAAATTTTCAAACTATTATCTACATTGATGGAAATAAAGATATTCACTGTGGAACAGGCTTTTATACAAGAATAGGTGAAGATGAATATGTATTAAATAGTCATATTGGGTTTAAACCAAATAGAATAGTTTCATGGGGTTCTGATGTATATCATGCACCACTTAGTTTTACGGATTCTTATAAAAAAAGAATATCATTGATAACACAATATAAAATAGAAAAGAAAACAAATGATAGATAAAAAAGAAAAAACAGTTAATATAGATAATTTTATAGGCGTCTATGATAACTACATTACTAAAGAAGAATGTGATAAAGCTATTCAATTATATGAAGATCAAAATAAATTTAATAATACAGTAAATAGAATAGGTGGAGAACAATCATCTATTTTGCAAAAACAAGATCAACAGTTTTTTGCAGCCCAGAATAATGTAGATGTATGGTGGGAAGAATTAAAATCTATGGTCGTTAATTTTGAAATGGCTTTTAAACATTATGTTGAAAATACTGGAGCAGGAGATGCTTATCAAGTCCCCTTTCATTTTACTTGTTTAAAAATTCAAAAAACTTTACCTACAGAAGGGTATCATGTTTGGCACGTAGAGCATGGAAAAGGATTTGATAATGAACCACGTGCTTTTGTTTTTTCTATATATTTAAATGATGTTGAAGATGGAGGAGAAACAGAATTTCTACATTTTTCAAAAAGAGTAAAACCTAAAACAGGTAGAATAGTTATTTGGCCCGCAGCATTTCCTTATATACATAGAGGCAATTCACCTTTATCCGGTAAAAAATATATTTTAACTTCTTGGATGATGTTAAGGTAATTATGAAGAATAAGAAGTAGGTCTTGCACTTAATCTAGAAATTTTTTCAGCTTCAGTTTCATCAGCAACATTATCATTATCCCAATTAGTTTGTAATTTAACTAAATGTGCTGCTTCCCATTTTGAGATAAACTGACTATTAAAATCACCTAATCCAGCTACCGTCCAAGTTGCATGAGGTGTTTCATCTCTATATTCTATAGTGTCATTGTATTCATGGTCATCATCTTTATATTGAATTGCCCAAATATTAGACCACTTCGAATCATTCCAAAAAGCATCATCGTTTATTATATATACACCTTGATCATCTCCTGTTTGTTTAATGATCATTTTATCCTCAAATACTATTGTCCAATTTGCGTTAGTTGCCATTTTTTCTCCTAAGTTTTTATAATATAAATTAAAGTTAAATAAGGTTGTACAATTGCAGCATTAACTGCGCTTCCTGAAAAACTTGCACTCATATTATGAGTGTGACCTGAACTTGAACCTGTATTATTAGTATTTCCACTACCTGCGTAGGCTGGATTAGAGTTGAGGGGGCCTCTTTGAAAGAAAGTCGCTGACGGGTTTCCTGAAGCATTACTATTTGATATACTGTGACTATGAGAAGCAAGTTGTGCAGTTGATAAGGTAGCATTCGCAGTTGAACCACCCACGTTTCCTGTAGCAGTAACGGCTACAGTATTTGCTCCACCTGTTGAAGCTAAAGCTTTAGTTCCTGATTTTCCTATTGGTGTATTATCTTGTAAATCAGGTGTATTGAAAGTAGTTGAACCATCACCTGCACCATAAGTAGTACCTATAATTGCAAATAATGCAGAGTAAGTTGATCTTGAAACAGCTGCACCGGCACATTCTAAGAATCCTGTTGGAAGAGATGCTGCTGACCATGGTAAAATTGTACCTGTAGCTGTACCTTCTATACCCGTAAGGTCTGATCCATTAAAATTATATTTAGTTGCTTCGTAATTTGCCATAATATTATTTCTCCGTATATGTCCAACCTACATTTGAACCAGAGTAAACCAATCCAAATGCTGCACCCTCAGTATTAACTACTAAGTCTGCTGCTGCGTTAGCTATTTTAGAACTATTTCTTCCAACAGTCAATGCGTTAGAATCGAAAGTGTATCTTGAATCTACAAAATTTACTTGAGCCCCTACAGCAGGGGATGCTGGAAGAGTTATTGTAACTGCTCCTCCACTTGTGTCTACAAAAAGTCTATCTTGATCTAGTGCTGTATATGCTCCTGTTTTAGTAAGCCAATCATTGGGTGCGTAATTAGAAGTACCAAATGGAACTTCGTAAACACCTGTGTTAGTTGCAACACCATCTACATAAATAATTTTCCAACCTTTATCAGTAGTTGCCCAGGTGACTGTTGCGCCTGAACCGGATGCTGCTTTAAGTTGTAATGTTTCTGCATTAGTAGTGCTATTTTTAATAAAATAAAAATTTTCTGTAAGAAGAGGGACTGTTAAAATTCTTGATCCTGTAAGAGCACCGGTTAATTCTATAACTCTTTGTTGAGCAGTACCTGTTAAAGCACCATCCACTATTGTTAAAGCTGTAGTTCCTGATCCTGCAACAGCTAAAGATAAATATCCACCCGTAAGTTGTTCTACAAGACTTAAATTTGCGTTTGTTTTTGTTCCCCAAGTACCAGCATTTTCGCCGGTTGCCATTAACTCTAGGCCGAGATCCGTGTATGTTGATGCCATAAATTTTGTTCTCCTAATTAGATCTTTAATTTATATTTTATATAAAGTCAATAACATTTATACACTATTAACGTCACTATAACTAGCACTTTGCGTGGCCGTTACATTACTATAACTAGCGCTTTGTGTTGCTGTAACGTCTCCATATCCTAAAGGTGCTACATTTCCTACACTAACAGTTGCTGACACTCCAGTCAAGCCTATTACATCTGCAGGTAAAATTGTTCCAACTGCAGAAGTTGTTGAAAGTCCTGATAAAGTATAACCAACTCCCGTAACTAAAGATCCCACAGAAGAGGTTGCTGATACTCCAACTAAATCTATAAGTTCAATGTTGACAACAGCTAATGATCCAACGGAAGATGTTATTGAAAGTCCGGTTAATCCCACTACATCTGCAGGTGTAATAGCCCCTACTGAAGATGTTGATGAAAGTCCCGTTAATCCCATTACATCCGAAGGTGCAATAGCACCCACTGAAGATGTTGCACTGACCCCTGTTATAACAGGTGTAGAATCTATAACAAAACTTAAAGAATCAACACTTGAAGTTGCACTAACTCCTGTTAAAGATATTACAGATGTTAAATCTAAAGTTAAAGATCCAACACTAGATGTCATACTTAATCCAGTAAGTTGTTCTAATTTATTAAATGAATCTCCGTAAGGTTCTTCACCCCAACCATTTCTACCCCAACCTACTAATGTTCCAGCATTATCAAAAGTTCCAAGTTCTGTTTGTGCTTGTAAACCTGTTGGTGATACAACAGAAGTTAGATCTAAAGTAAGAGAACCTAAACTAGATGTAGAAGATAATCCTGTTAATTCTGCAGTAATAATTTGAGAAGCTACAACACTTCCAACACTAGAGGTTGCGCTTACTCCT